TTGAGGAACACGAATACACTTAACCTGCCCATATATGCAGTGGACAACGCCTATCCATTCCTGACCGTTGAGATGGTTGAAATGCTGAAAAGCAAATACAACATAACCATTATCGGTGAGCGATACAACAGAGGGTTGTCAGCAGGCTATAACGAACTGATAAACACATTAAACTTTGATTTCGCTATTCTATATGACTGTGATTCGTTCCCTGTAACGCAAGGGTGGGATGCGGCAATGATGGATGTGATACAGCACGAGAATGTGAAATACTTATGCCTTATGTTCGACATATGCAGGCGTGAAATGAGTGAGCGTGGCTATCATCAATGGCACTATATGAACTATGAGATATGGCAACCAACGCAGGCGTGTACGCAGTCAATATCGTGTGCAGACTTGAAGTTTTTAAGACATATTGGTGGACTTGAAGAGCCAAAGAAATACTATGGCGGTCTTGAAAGCACTATGTTCAAGCATTGGAACAACATAAACAGAATCGGGTATCTGAATAACTATTTTGAAAATCAGATAAACAACGTGGAAGAGGTGAACCCACTATACAGACAATACAAGTGGGAGTATGCGCATAAAAATTATGATGGCAGTTTCGATGACTTCATAAAAGCAAGGCAATGACATCAATATACGACATCACGGCAGAATTTGAAAGGAAGCTATGCGAATACACAGGTTCACCATATGCAGTGGCAGTAGATAATCAAAGCAATGCGTTATTTCTTGCGCTGATGTATGAGAAGCATATGGGTAAGGTGGTCAACAAGACAATCAGCATCCCAAAGCACACCTATCCATCAGTACCTTGTGCAATCATACATTCAGGCAATAAGGTGAACTTCATACCGAGCGACAGAACATTGACTGGCGAATATCAGCTTATGGGCAGTTCGGTTTGGGATTCAGCCTTGCGATTTACAGCAGGTATGTATCGAGAACATCAGTATCAATGCCTATCATTTACAGGACCATACAAGCATCTAAAACTTGGCAAGGCAGGGGCTATACTGACTGACAATTTTTACGCATATAATTGGTTCAAGCGTGCGAGGTTCAGCGGCAGGGGTGAATGCAGCTACCACGTAGATACATTCGAGATGCTTGGTTGGAACTTTTATCTATTGCCTGAAATAGCGGCAAAGGGCGTTCGAGATATGCAGCAGTTCTATAATTTGGATGGCACGGCAAAGGAAATGCCCGACATCAGCTTACCTTATCCTGATTTATCTAAATTCGCAGTATATTATGAATAGCCTTGCGATAGTTGGTTCGGGTGGCTTCGGTCGGGAAGTTGAGCAGTGGGCAAAATATTCGGGGTATAACCACATCGCATTTTACGTAAGCGACAACCTGTGCAATGACGAACTGCCACTATCCACGTTGCCAACAAATATGCCAACGGTGATAGCAATAGGCAATCCGACCGTTCGTATGCAGTTGGTGAAAGAGATGTCGAGGAATCAGAACTATGACCGCATCATCCATAAGACAGCGATGACTTCAAGCTACAACAACGGAATGATACTATGCCCCTATGCAGTGATAACCACTAACGTAATTGCAGGCAGGCATTTGCACATGAATTTACATTCAGACATCGGTCACGACTGTGTGATTGGCAATTATGTAACGCTTGCACCAGGAGCAAGGGTAAGTGGTTATTGCGTAATAGGTGATTGTGTCTATGTTGGTACAAACGCAGTGATACGTGAGGGCGTACATATATGCGATGGGGTGACGATAGGCGCAGGGGCGGTGGTGTTGAACGATATAACTGAATCAGGTGTTTACGCAGGAATACCCGCAAAAAAAATAAAATAGATATGAGTAAAATAAAACTATCAAAGATTAAACCGAACCCGAACAATCCACGCATAATAAAGGATGACAAGTTCAAGAAGTTGGTTCAGTCGTTGCAGGAGTTTCCCGAGATGATGGAAAAGCGACCATTGGTGTGCGTTACAGATGTGGATGGCAGTATCTATCCACTTGGTGGCAATATGCGGTTAAAGGCATTGCAGGAATTGAAATTCAAAGAGATACCAAGCACATACGTAATGATGGCAGACGAATGGACAGAAGAGAAGCGCAGGGAGTTTGTGATTAAAGATAATGTTGGATTCGGTGAGTGGGATTGGCAGCAGTTGGCGAATGATTGGGATACGGAACAATTACAAGATTGGGGGTTAGATATACCCGGCTTTGATGCAGAAGTTATAGAAGCACAGGAAGATGATTTTGAAGTACCAGATGAAATAAAGACAGATATTGTTTTAGGCGATTTATTTGAGATTGGGGAGCATCGTTTGCTTTGTGGGGATTCAACTGATAGTGATGCAGTGGCAATGTTGATGGATGGGAAGAAGGCGGATATGGCACACAATGACCCACCGTATGGCATGAAGAAAGAAAACGAAGGGGTGCTGAATGACAATCTCAACTATGATGATTTGTTAGATTTCAATCGTGAATGGATTGCGTTACAATTTATGCACCTGAAAGAAAACGGGAGCTGGTATTGTTGGGGAATAGATGAGCCGCTTATGGACATTTATAGCGAGATATTAAAGCCGTACATCGCAGACCAAAAGGCAACGTTTAGAAATTTAATAACTTGGGACAAAGGGAATGGACAGGGTCAAAATTCAGAAAATACAAGAAGTTATGCAATAGCAGATGAAAAGTGTTTGTTTGTTATGATGGGAGTACAAGGATTTAATAATAATGCAGACAATTATTTCAAAGGTTGGGATAGTATTGTAATATATTTAGATAATGAAAAAAATAAAGCAAATTTTACTATAAAGGATTGCAAAAGATTAGCTGGACATAGTGAAAAAAGTGGTTGTCATTGGTTTGATAAAAGTCAATGGATGATGCCAACAAAAGAAACATACGATAGTTGGAGAAATTATTGCATTGAAAATAATATAGACGCATTTAAAAAAGAATACGAAGAACTTAAAAAAGAATATTATTCTACTCGTGCCTATTTCAATAATATACACGATAATTTTAACAATGTTTGGAAATTTGATAGGCATTTAAGACAAGGGGATGAAGGTGGACACGCAACACCTAAACCAATACCTTTATGTGAAAGAGCAATTAAATCAAGCTGTCCAGATGATGGATTAGTTTTAGATGTGTTTCTTGGTTCAGGTTCTACAATGGTAGCAGCACACCAATTAAAACGCAAGTGCTACGGCATGGAACTTGACCCGAAATACTGCCAAGTTATTATCGACCGCATGATTAAACTTGACCCGACACTTGAAATCAAACGCAATGGTCAGCCATATAAAACAGCGAAATAACAACGATGCCGAAACCTGAAAACATAGAGCCGCATAAATTCAAGAAAGGGCAGTCAGGCAACCCGAACGGAAGACCTCGTAAGTATGTAAGTCTACTTAAAGAGCAGGGCTACAAACTATCCGAGATAAACGACACCATCCAAGTAATGATGGCGATGGATATGGAAGAGTTGAAGTCGGTATGGGATAACCCAAAGGCAACCGTGCTTGAAAAAACTATTGCAGCAGCTATTCGCAAGAGCATCGAGAAAGGCAGTCTGTATTCGATTGAAACATTACTTACAAGGGTATATGGTAAGCCGAGAGAGAATGCCGACGTTAAGACCGAAATGACAATCCGACTAATAGATGACGACGATACGCCGACCGAAGCCGCACGCAGCACAGATACAGGTGCTGAATGAAGCCAAGCGTTTTAACGTATTAAACTGCGGCAGGCGATGGGGTAAGTCATACCTTGCAACAAGGTTGATGATTAATTGCGCAATGAAAGAGAATGCGCCAGTCGGATATTTCACGCCGACATACAAGCTACTCGAAGGCACTTTCAAAGAGCTATACAGCAGGCTTCATCCGATAATCAAACGGAAGCACGACAATCAGATAATTGAATTGCTAACAGGTGGCAGCATCGAGTTCTGGACACTTGACAATCCACTTGCAGGTCGTTCAAGAAAATACAAGTTGGCTATTGTGGATGAAGCAGCCTATGCGAAGAACCTATGGCAGCTATGGACTGAAAGCATCAGACCAACACTAACAGATATGCGTGGCGATGGTTGGATGCTATCCACACCGAAAGGCAAAAATGATTTCTACAAGTTATACGCAAAAGGACAAGCGGATAACGACTGGGCTTCATTCAAGATGCCGACATCAACGAATCCATATATAGACAAAAAAGAAATTG